ACGGACGATAATAAAATCAAAAAGTCCAATCCAAAGTATCACTCCTCAGCTCAAATGACAGAGTATAAGTATCTTCTGATCAGGTCCTTGGTTCTAATTGCATACACCGCTTTTAAACCTTTTAACCCCCTAAACTTTGAACTTTTGGAATTTGTAATCTATAGGATCTTAGACTACCTGACAAAGCACACTTGTTTTCTTAAATCTTCATAATGTGATAGTTAAATCCTTTGTTGATACATGCTTATTTAATATTAAATTTGATTTTAGCAGTCTTTGTTATAGGGAAACAGCAACTATCTCTGTTATTTGTATACTTAAACTCTATTATATCTGAAGAACTTTTGAATAGCAATCTCTCTCTTTTCATTATCAAGGTTAACATAGGTATATAGTCATAAACATGGATCAATGTTGATCGTTCCACTCCTTTGAACAGATAAGGCAACCATATATGAGGACCTGACGGGATCCAATCGATAGCCCAATACTCAGATTCATCTAGCATCCTGTCCCTCTCAGTGGCTGAAGAACACATTCCCACAGCTAGCCCAAAAAGGACACTCCTAACCTTCTCATAATCGGATAGATATAGCCGCTTCCCATCATCCGACGTTATCAGCGATATGTCCTCAGGTTTCTTTCCTCTTTGAAGGTATCCTAACAGTCTTGTATACGATCCTTTATATGGCAGAACAGACCCCACAATAGGCAGAGAAAAGAAAGCTTTTAGTCTTATTGTCATGGCTATCATGTCTGCTGTCGATGCTATTGTCCTGTTGATTTCAGAGAATACAGATTCCATTGCCCAATCCGCTGTATTTATCCCCTCCTTGACCCCATCCCATATCTGCCTGATAACACTCCTGTGATAGCCCAACAATTTGCCGGAGGACCGTCTGGCTTTCATGATCCACCAAACCTCTGGCATCACTCTCTGTCTTGAGTTGCATGTTATCAGCTCTAAACTCTTAAAAACGGGCAACAATATACTCAGTCGATTCTCCATCTCTCTCATGTTGTAAATATAATCTTTCATGATGACCATCTTCCAATCATGTGCCATCGTTACCGTAGCTATCATAGTTTGCCTGCTTTCACCATTAAGCTCCCCATTTATTTCAATGTCAGAGATACAAAGATCTGTTTCATAAGATTGAAATACAGGCTTCCAGTCCTCTCCCCACAATAAGTGATTGACATCATTCACTCTAGTAACCATCAAATCAGAGATCACAGTTCCTCTTGCATAAGATGATGAGCCCTTATCACAATTAGGATACACTTGCGGTATGGCATCACCAGTATCCAGTAACGTAGATGTTATGATCCGCCCAGGCCACATGTTGCTCAACACCTTGCTTGTTCCTCCTAACCCATTTCCTGTCACAAATGCAGTTTTACAGTTCATGATGCCCTCTATATTTCTGGAAATCACCTCCATGTATTTGTACATAGCATTAGTAGGCAAAGATATCAATTTGTACAAATCTGATTTCGGTATAGGCTGAACGTTTATTGAAGACTCTATGCCTGTCGGACTGTAGGGTATGAGCTCAGACCTCATCGAGGATGAATCAAAGAGTGTTCTGCATGTTGTTGATGTAAGAGGCGCCCACTCCGTTATCTTCTTCTCCATTGGTTCCGTGGGAATCTCATCAGAGCTGCAACATTTTCTGAGACTGTCGAGTGTCACTCTGCTACGCATGATATCTAAATCTTTAAGTCCTTGTGTCACATAATGACCCTTGGGACAAATTATGGAGTTAGGGAGTGTTGATGATAACTGATGAGCAGACATGATCCCTATCTCTCGATGACATGCTCGACACTTCTTCTTCTTCTTTACCCAATCATAAACCATCAATTTGAGAGATAATTTAGAGGCTTTGGCGTCTTCTGAGAATATTCGTGTGTTTCTCCCTCTAAACTTCCTCGAACTTCCAAGGAGACCCAGAAGGCTGTTTCTAACAGAGCGGCAAGCGGACAAGGCTGTAACTGGGATTGAGTCAGGTTCTTGAATCTCCGGATAAACGTAATATCTCTCCATAGAAGAGGGCCAGGAGAAGAACCCAGTTACCCCATACCATCTTGATATAGGTGTATCTCCTATTATTGCTTCTGCGGCTCTTGATATAGCTTCCGTGGTTGGTGTCTTCCAATCAGATAAGCTCATGCATCTCCATTCTGCCAATATAAGAATCCTGTTGCACAATTGGTCGTAAAAATCCCTGGGTCTTATTGTTAGGTAGAACAGTCTGTTGTGCTCTTTGATGTCCATCAATGAGGTTGTAGTATACGATTCTTCTCCCGCTGGGTTCAATATATCTATCACCACATTATCCGCCACTGCGTCTGTTAACCATTGAAGCCGCAGATTTACTGAGAGCTGATCAAACCCATCACTGGATAAGGTTCCGAATTCCCATGATTTGGCTGGGACATGTTCAAGGGTCATGGATATCTTTGCTTCAGGGACATAAAGATATTTGTTTGTTTTTTTGCTCGGTATCAGCTGACTCAATTTGCTGCTCTTGACATCATAGAAACTCTCATCCAATGGATTTATACAAGAATAACACGTCTGTTTGTAGTGATGGGTCTTCCTTTGAGGCTCCTTGCTCTGATTAGTCTTCAGTACATACTGGTGTGTGGTCTCAACTATGGCACAGAGGTTGGCTTGAAATAACATGTCATAATTCTGGGCTCCTTTGGCATATCGTGTGAATGTGTCTGTTGAAACATGATATCGGGTAGAATACAGATAATTGGAAGAACAAAGGGCCCCATGTTTCAAGCTTGTATCTCGGAATCGATGAATCTCTGACCCACTAGTCCCTTCTGTCATGCCCTTAAATATTAGAGGATTGACATCACTCACAGCAGATACACATGACATAATGATCTTTGCAGTCTCGCTTTCCTCTGGGACAAACCACCCTATTACCCTCATCAAATTTATTGGTCGTCTCACCAATGGTTCCCCTGAGTACACCTTTGATCCAGTTGATATCACGACTTTCTCTTTAGTCATACTTCCCAAGTAGGGAGGATTCTTCCCTATAGATCTATCCCACTCTTGGGGCGTCACTGGAGAGTCTGGCAAGAATAATGAAATGAAGCCATCATCACATGTACATAAACATCCGCTCTCGTAACAGTCAGTCTTTTTAAGAAACGACCAGGGATATGCCACTGTAACACCGATCAGCTCTTTCCCCCACCCTATCCTCCTCACTTGCTTTGCTAGGTCGGTAGGACAAGCAGGGATATCATAATGCGGATTGATGACGGATCGCCACATAAAGAATCTAAAGTAATTCTCTTCATCACTCATCAACCTTGTTAGAGGGTCACCTTTAGCTTTTCCTATCGCCAAACTTACGATTGTTGATGATTTCGTCACTTTGCTCGTGATGCTCTTGACATATCCAAAAATGGTGGATTCCATTATGTCATGAATTAATCTGATGTGTAGATGCTCCCCTGAGCATAAATGTTCTGAGATCACGTCTTCTAACTCGTTGTCCCTACTCATCATAAGATCTCGGAATTCAGCATTTTTGATCACCCTCCCATCAGTCAAATATTGCTCTACTACTCTTCGGAGCCCAGCAGTTGGGGTCACTGGGGCTAACAAATTCACGCTAGATACGTCTTCCACAAGCAATCTCATTGATCTTTCCGGCATAAAGATAGGCTTTAACCATCTCAGCATGTAATCCCTCTGATCCGAACCTCCGGTTGGAACACCCCACGAGAACAACTGGCTATATGCTAAGGACACAGGATCTGGAAAGCCTCTCATCATGAGTCCATACAAGTTAAAGCTGACATACCCTCCCAAAATGCGAGGGACATTCATCATCAATCTTCTAAGGTTTGTTTCGTCGACCATTTCCCCTTTGATATCAGTTTTGACTTGATGTGCTCCCTTGAACTTCAATCCCCAAGTCCTGTTTTCCCTCAACACTTCCCTCAGCCCCTTTGCGATCAGAGGATGATAAACTAGCATATCATGAGAACACAGAGATATCATGAAAATCCCTACCAAATATGATACTCCTAAAAATGGTGCAGCTTGTGTTGCAGCTTGAGCATTCCCGGCTATGGTGTTGAGTGCATTCTCTATTGTCATCGTCTCCTGATTGGAAAACGGAAATATCCTCATTATCTTCTTCAAGTCCATACTGAGGGGCACTCCTTTCAACACTGGATACTTCCCATAAACAAATAAGTCTTCTGATATCCATGTCTCTAGCGGTTTCAGGGGTAGTCCCAGATCAGAGAACACATCCAACAAATCGTCGAACAACCCAAACAACACTCTCCGCATATCTTCTCTCCCTCTCTCTGTTGCTTTTCCTGATGCATCTACCCTATAGGTGTACATTGTTAACTGGAGGACTTGATTATCTCCCATACCCATAATCTTATAAGTGCAGTTATGTTTCCTACATATCCAGTCCAAGCACACAACCGTGAAAATGGTCCAGCCTTTTTGTCTCAGTCCTTCTTGCCCCCCCTTATGTCCTGTGAATGAATACGGGGGCTCGGGTGTGAAGTTCCCTTGAGCGTCCATAGAAGGAACATATGATCCATCAGCCAGGTAAAAGTAACTGTCTTTGAAGATGTCATAAGTCTCGTTGTACAAGTTCTCCATCCCAAACAAATCTCCTAGAGCCTCGAACACATGAAATGTGGACTCTTTTCTCATATGACCATTCCATTTCTCAAAATCCAGAGACATGCATACTGTTTTGGTGTCGTACAGAGCCCCTGATCTTCTGATTTTTGCTGCCTGATTTTTGACCGTGCTGTAAGTTTTCTTCGTTAAGTCCAATTGGGAGTCTGTCATCGTTATTTGAGGGAAATATGGCAAGATGTGTTCTGACAGCATAGATTCTGTTATGACAACATAAACCCTCATCAAATGTGACATGAGGGCAAACATTCTAGGGGTTGGGTTCATTTCTCGCTCTTTCGACCTCAATCCGATAATTTTGTGATCATCAGGGAACTTTTTGTCGTTGACTTGCTCTAAGAACTCTCGGGGATCGATAGAATCATGATTAATCCAACGGAGCACCCCACGCCTCAATTCTTGATTCATCACGGTTTTTTTCCTTAATATGTTTTCTTTGAGTTCAGATAGAGTAGGGGATACGCTCTTGTCTGCCACTATCATAGAGAGATTGAAGGATTCTGGGATTGAGAAAGTTTTGTCAAATCTCAACAACCTCCAATGATTGTCATTATCTAGAGATCCGACCTCTTTCCAGTCATGATTATTCTTTATCAAGGTCTCTAGTTCTCCATTACCTTTGACATTTGGATAAACACCATGCTTCTCCCTGTATCCCTGAGCCATCAATTTTTTGAAATGAACGCCCATAACCTCTGGTCTTGAGGTTTCCCTGACAATATCTTTCTGACCTATTATTATCATCTTTTCCATGCCTTTTGCCGGATCCACCAGCGGATGACCCCAGATCCTGTGTAGGCCGAATAACTGAATCAAATGGTGTGCGGAATCAATCTGTTGTAGTCTCTGAATCAATAGCACAGCATAGGCTCCCAGGTCTTTATCATCATCAATTATATCATTTAATGTGTTCCTTAGAAACCTATCCGGATCTATAAAGTCTGATTCACTCTTTCCTTGAACAACACCCAAAACCAGGGCCTCATATGCTTTCAACAATTTAAATCCTTTGTTCCCTTTTCTTCTCAGTACTGTATCTCCCCAATTGATGATGAATTCCAGGTCCAACACTTGGGGGTAGTGTTCATCAGAGAGACATCTTCCCAAGATAGCCCCAGACAGCACTAAGAATCTCTCTGTGTAAACATCAGATACAGCCCTTACCCAATCAGCAGCGAATACAGTTGTCTCTTTATCTCCCTCTGGTTGAAACCCTAACAATGAGCTTGTCACTAAAACTACACCTCCCTCCACAGTGATCTTTGATAACCCAGGTATAATGCAAGTGTGCCTAGGGGGTGGTGGTCTTCTGCTTGAGATAGCGTTCATCACTATTAGCAAGTTCTGCATCCCTCGCATTCTAACCCAATCATCATGAGGGAATTCACATCTCCACATTCTGACAGATTCTCTCAATAAGTGGGTATCAAAGTGCAAGTCATCAGTTTCGTCCAGTGACAATCGGTTCTCACAGTCGGATAGGGTCTGGTCAACCACGTAAAGCTCTGTCTCTGAAAACCAGTTCCTCGCCCACTCTTTCAGCAAGATTGGATCTCCTTCTTTTATATCGGTGCTTTGGGATTTCATTAGTTTGTATGACGAAGTCAACCTATAATTCAAGCGCTTTCCTCTCTTCAACATTGATAACTGATCGGTTATAGCATATAGGGGGTTTTGGAGATGATAGTCTGGAAGAGAGTCATATGCGTTCTTCTTGGGCGTTGTTTCTTCATTCCATAGGTCCATGTCGCCGAATATCTTACTGGCAGATGATGTCGTAGCAGGTTGGTTCAAAGCTAGAGGATTTTGGATAAATGTGGATTCTCAAGTTGTCCCTGATAGACCCCTATACTAGTTTTCTTAAATCACACATGCCACTTGGCTCTATTCCCTAACAGTCTCTTTAATTTGCGAGCCTTATTCAAGACGTACAACAGTATGCCTATTAAGTGTCCTACAACAGCGATGCATACATAGTGTATTGGATCTAGTAATTGATCATTCAGATCCATGTCGCTTGACTGTCGTGTGGCTCTGTGTTTGTGCGTTTGTACTGACTTTTACGATTGGCTTTTCTCATAATTTCCCACACCTTAGCCCCTGCAACCAAAGCACCTAGAGTCAAGAATACAGTTGCCCAGAGTGTTACCTTGTGAGACATGTCTAAGATCCAACCCCCTGCACTCGTCAACCATGTCAAGGGATTAGAAAACTCTGCATCCCAGTGGCTGACCTGTTTATCTTGAGACAGAGGCTCGATGGACATCCTTCCCTCCTTGGCTATGTGGGATTGCCAACTGTTTCTCAACTCTGTTGGATCTACTATATCCTTGCTTATTCTGTCCTCTGATGATGCCAAAAGATCATGGGAAATGCCGTATGTCTCATGTTCAGGGAGCTCTACATGCATGTCATCATCTATGGCGTATTCGTGGTTCCCTACAGCGAAAACTAGTTTAGTACCGGCAACCCTCCTTTCACAGTTCATTCCCTCATCCACATAACTCTTCAGAGGGTCCCAATACCAAACTTTCCCGTGACAAATGATAGCAACTCTGTTTGGGTTCCCACAGAAATAATGAGGCTTAACTATCCTGCACCCAACAAGAGGTCGACACTGTCTGATGTAGCTTGTTTTGGAAACAACCAGGTACGACCCCCCTATCCTAGTCAGCACCTCCCTTTTCCGATCAGATCTCAGTATAAAATCAAGCATCTCACATTGGGTGTGGCAAAGATCTTCATCCACAGCATTTAGTGAGTCTGCGACAAGAACTCTGAGTGTAGCCACATTCCCCGCCGTCTGATCATTCTTGGTTAGGGCGATTCTTTTGGAATCATTGGCAATAGAGTCAGGTCTATCATCCCACTTGTAGATCAACCCTGTGGTGGACTTCTGCAGACCTTGACAAGCCCCAACTAAGGTGGTACTATTTGCAATAGAGGGAATCACAAAACGACTTTCCCGACAGTTGATCAAGTCAAGTGGGGAATCATACTTGTCGCATCCATGGGATTGGAAAGAATCGAACGGACACTTGGTATCATCATACTTTGTATCCCAAAAGTAGATGTACTGGCCCTCTTGACCTTTACCATCAGTTAGCTGGAACGAAAATTTGCTCTGACTAGGGGTTATCCTGAGATTCTCCTCCATATAATCCAAACCGCTTGGCATAGATAGTATCTCTAAGTAATCTTGAACAACCTCTGTGTCAGAAGCATAATGATATTCCTCAGGGAGCTCGGACGGGGCTTTTATGTTACAATTGTGTGTGGGGCACTGGGAGCGCATGACGGCAACACATTCTGCCTCTGTCACATCCAATGTCATTCGTGTTGGTGTTCCTTTTATGAATGAGAAAGACCAGGTTTCGGTAAAAACCTGTTTCACACGCACCTTGTTGCATCTAGTCACAACAGGACCTCCTTTTGGTGCTGTGTCTGAATACAACCACACATACCCATGTGTTGAGGGTTCTTTGTTCCTGCTGCATCTCCGATAGCAATTCTCTGTGTAAGCTCGCGCATCCTCCATGTCAGGAGAACACACGGCTAAGGGTCCAACCGAATGGTTAAAGACTCCTTGAACAGTACCCATACTGATCAAGACGTCACAGGTGATTGCGAAGCAGAGCAGAGTGATCTTAGAAACCATCTTGCACGGATATAACTCGTCTATATGTGAATCTCACCTAGTTTTCTTAAATCAAACTACAGCATCAAACTCTAAAACAATCCTTATTTGCTTGCAAGAACATTTTTCTCATCGGAAGGCTTCTTTGTCAACACTCCAAAAGGGTTGTCATCCATGCAGCCTATGAATGCAGGTCCTTTAACCCTCCTGAGCACTGCTACACTTGTGGCCTCGATAGAAGATATTCCTATATCTAGTTTCCCTGATGATATGTACTTGCACTCTTTCAATACAACCAAGTGTGGTTCTAAGATGAGAGAGCTCCTCCCCATCTTCAAAGTGTGAGAGGTTGGTATGAACACTTCAGACGGAAACAAGAACTCACATCGGAGTGCCCCAGGTCCAAGTATGTCAGAATCAGCTCTCAGGGTTATATTAGTTATGTACCCTCTGGATTCCATGTTCCTCAGAATCTCAGAAAATGAAGTAACCGATTTGAAAACTTCAGACAGCCCTGAAGAGAACAGCTCAGATGCTATCAAGGGACAAGTCTCACCATCCTTAGGTCCCCTAGCTGTGTCAAACCTCCACACTGTGTCGTTGAAGGTGATCCTGTACCAGTTGAGTTTAGCAGACATTGATTCTAGACGTTTTATTACAATCAAATCAAATGGAACTTATCCTGATTTATTCTCACTTGTTTTCTTAAATCATCCTGATGCACTCCACACACAACGTTTATTGTGAGGGCACAACACAAGCAACTTTAACACGATATCAACGGAAGATGGCAACGTGATCACGCAATCATCCCTCTTTCTATCTTCTCTCGGATCTGTTTATTCTTGAGCAGCCTCATCACTTTCCCATGCTCTATACGAGAACTCTGGCTCTTTGTCAATTTGATCGGCTCCTCGGGATCAGGTACTCTGGTTCTCATTGTCCTTCTCTTTATGGTCCTTCCTTTGCTGAACAAGGAACCTTTAGACCTGTAGTATATGTCTTCATCTGAAGGAAGTGATATAATCTTACTATCATTGTATGAAAGACTGAGCTGATCAATATCTTCAGCCCCTAACTCATCAATGTCAGCACTCTCTGTGCCATTAATAGCAACCCCTTGGATCCCTAGTTGACTAACGGGATGCAGTGTATTGACCGAGCTCACTATATACCCTATGCAAATGCTAAACAGCTCGACACCCGGCTCTACATCTATTCCTTTTATACCGAGAAGGACAGACAATCTCTTCTGTATCATCGGGTCCGTTAGGGATAAACAATGATTTGGGTAACTTACATAGTCTGCCCGTCCTCTTGATAGGTCATATTTGTGTAAGGATATTATAGATTGATCCACTTTACGGAAAGTTGAATCAATGATAGCACAGTTACCAGCGATTGTTTTGCCAAAGTTCTTCATATACCTTTGGTGCAGCAGAGGCTCTATAGACACAGTTATGCACCCAATATGTAGGTATTTATTAGAGGTTGTGTCGCTCTTCATAGCATCCAGATCCTCTTTATCAAACAATGGGACTTGCCTCATTATAACATTGTTCGATCCGGAAGACGTTACGATTATATTTAGCTCCTTCTTCTTGGCATAACGATTGTATGTACCTTGATAAATAGTACCAGTTCCCACAGCAGATGTCAAGGAGCCTGTCTTAAGGACATGTTTCCTGACGGAGTTAACATCCAACATCTTTGAGAAAAGTTGGTAATTAACTCGTATTGATATTCTCATTAGTTTTCTTAAATCATTTAAAAGCTTATAATTCAATTGGACACACACTTAGAGACATAAGATATTGTCCCTTATCCATTATTATAGACCTTCCTCATTGATTAACTGGAATACTCCTCCAATGCCATCAATGCAATGTGGTTCTCAATGATCTCATTCTGAATCTTTTCTTTCAGTTCAGGAGTCAAACCATCTGCAGCCATAGCCAGAATATCATCAGGGACAAGGAAGTCAACAATCAGGGGGGTGTATTGCGCAATTTCCCCAATCTCCCAGTCAAGATCGGCCAGGAGCTTTTCCTTTTCATGCCTGATTCTCTCTTCTGGAGTGGCGGTTGAGACTGTTTTAGACAAGACTGGAGACTCCAGCTCTGGATTGATCTCTATGGGAGGAACAACTGTTGACTTTCTCCTGCCTTGAGACGCTCCAATAGTGACCGTTTTGACAGGCTGCTGCTCTATCTCAGGAGCAGAGAGGATACCTCCCATCGCTGATAGAACTGAATCTCTAGTCTTGACTAGCTCTTTGACAATATCATTTTTATTGGCTTTCATCTTTGAAACCAACTCCTCCGATGTCCCTTTTATCCCACTAGATGCTACCTGGATGTTACGCACCTCTATTTGTAACTCTTTGATTGCGGACACCATCTTCTCCATAATCATAGAATTGTTTGCAAATGTGATTCCAGCAACAAACCAATCCAGAGATGAAGCATCCAGACCGAGGTTGTGATGCAATGCTATAGCTGTATTCTGCATCACATCAGTAACCACAATCCCCTGACTCTTTGCAGCCAACTCCAACAGGTCCTTAACAGCTTTGGAGCTACTAGAACTGCCTTTATTATCCATTTTAGAGCTATCATCAGAAGTTTTAGGAATGTCAGTATCAAAGTCAGGACACTCCACAGTGTCTGGATGACCATCAGGATTGGTGCCAGCATTAGGAGAACGAAGGATAACTGTATCAGCACTGGAGAAGTCGAGACTTTCGCTATCCATATTTCTGTGACGATCTTGATATAGAGACTGATGGTAAAAGAGATGATACTGATTATAGTATTCATAAACTGATGTGGTTTCTCACTCGTTTTCTTAAATCTTCAGTAACAAGTGATATAAGTATAGTATCAAATACGCATAAATGTTTAATGACATCAACTCTTCATTGTGTTGATGCCTTTGTCGCCCACGATGCTCCAGACATCTCATCCATAAGCATTTGATCCAATATCTTACCTGCCATATTCTCGGCCACGGGGTCTAACCGAGCCTTGATGGTTGCGTCGAGATTTTTGATGGCAAATATTTCCATAGGGTCACCGTTTGCGCCCTGAGCAGAGACCTTCTTACTGACAGACGCAGCAACGTATACGAGAGTCTTGCACTCTGTAGATTGTAGTGCCCCAAAATATTTTGGATCCCAATTCCTAGCATATCTAAAGTAAGTGGTTCTTTTAGGATGATCTTTGGTTATCTCATAATCTCTTATCAACTCCAGAGCCTCCCGTACACCTGCTCTAGTGGCCGGACAATCCATCTCCACTAGCAAATCACTAAACTTCATACCCGTGTGCTCGTGTATCTCTATCAAGAGAGTGTATGCATGCATACCAGGGTAGGCAAATTGTTGGCAGGCAAGGTAATTCAGTAACCCTTGCTGAGTCACTAGCAATCCAGGGGTTCTGTTCTCATTCACTGCAACCCATAAAGTCCATGTGGATAAGACTTCAGGTCTGCGTGCAAACGCTGCTCTCAATGATACTAAGGCTGCTTCAGTAGGCTGGAAAGCATCTAACACAGCTTTCGGACAATCATACCACGCAGCAAACCGATTTCTTATCTGTGCCAGCCCGGCTACATAGGACTCAGTTGATTTCGCGTACAGTTTTAACAATGTGGCAGCTAAGAATCCATAAGCTGCCGCCTCAGTTTCGGATGTCACCACAGTGGCCTTCGATGTCCCCAGCCCCGCTTCTTGATCTTCCATCTTTTTTATTATCGCTTCATATCTGGCTCTCTTCTCTTCATCCGTCTCAGTCAATAGATTTTTCCGAGTCGCATTCAGAGTCATTTTTTCAATTGCTGTCAACCCTGATCTGTTCGAGACTCCAGCCTGCGGTTGTGTGAAATCAAGTCTTGTACCTTGTTCCGGAGATGGGGGTGTGAGGAGATGCTCAAATGATGTCATTGCAGGCTTGGGGATTGACACAGCAAGGACTAGACAGTAGTCTACAGTGACCGTGTTCACAGAGTTGTTCTGAATCTGTGTCAAAAGGTCCTTTCCTAATGCAATCACCTGAGCAGCAGGAACCTGATGGACATCATATATCGGGATACTCTTGATATCTGCATCCGACCATTTCCGTGATGCTCTCTTCCCTATTGTCACTCCTGCTAGACTGTCGTACGCCGTGTTCCTAACTCTGGGTTTCTCTGTCACCACCGGTTCAGAGCTAACTTGAGTTGTGGGTTTTTGTATCACAGCAGCCCTCTCTTTCCTCAATTGTTCCAACTTAGCCAACTTCTCAGCGGATGTAGTCATCTTTGGATAAGGATTAGTGGACTTTGACTGAAATAACACAGGGTATACAATTAGAAGGGTATGACTTAATGTGGTTTCTCACTCTTTTCCCGAACCAATACCCAGATTTTGAGCTGTGTACGATACGCACTAGTGGACTTGATTTTTTTCTTCTATTATTGTCCGTAA